GTTGCTACCGCTTTGAAGTCAATGTATCGAATCAAGAAAGCAGATGAGTTAGCAAGAATCTGTTTAGATATATCTAACAATCCTAGTAGTAGTAGTCTTAAACAAGTAGAAAAGTTTATGGCTAATGTAGATGAAGAACAAACGCAACAAGAAAGTGAAGCCGTTACTAAAGATGTAGATGAAATTGTAGAGGCACTACAAGAACAAGGGGAGTTTAAATTTAATTTAGATTCTCTACAAAGAGCCACCAATGGTATTGGTCGAGGAAACTTTATGATTGTATTTGCTAGACCAGATGTAGGTAAGACTGCATTTTGGGTTAGCCTTGTTGCCTCACCTAAGGGATTCGCATGGCAAGAAAAGAAAGTTTCTATCTTTGCTAATGAAGAACCGGCAATCAGAACACAAATGAGATTACTCAATGCGTCTTCAGGACTACAACGAGGTAATATTCTTAATGGTAGTAGAGATTTAGCTAAACAAAAGTGGTCCACAATCAGTCCTTACATTGAAAACTTTGATTGTGTAGGAAAAACTATGGATGATTTAGATGAGTATTGTTCTACTAATGATGTAGATATATTAATCATTGACCAATTAGATAAGATAAATGTGACAGGTAAATACAATGCGACCCATGAAAAGTTACGAGAGGTGTATACTCAATCAAGAGAGTTGGCCAAACGTCATAATATCCTAGTGATAGGAATGTCACAGGCTTCAGCAGAGGCACAGGGTAGGTCAAGGGTGACGTTTAGTACAATGGAAAACTCCAAGACAGGTAAAGCTGCGGAGGCCGATATCATTTTAGGTATTGGTAAAGAAGACGAAGTAGAAAATTATTTAGAGGATTGTGTTAGATTCGTAACACTATCTAAGAATAAACTAACAGGTGACCATGCAGAGTTTGAGGTAATACTTAGACCCACAATATCACGTTATGCAGAAAGGAACTAGATGATAACAGTATTGGATATAGAAACAACGTTTACAAAAGAAGGAGACCCTTCACCCTTTAATCCGGAAAATAGATTAGTGAGTGTAGGTATCAATGATGAATATTATTTTTTTTATCACGATGAAGAAATTAAAAAAGACTTGACAGAAAGCAGAAAAGCCATACAAAATATACTAGATAAATCAGAAGTAGTAGTAGGCCATAACCTTAAGTTTGATATGTCATGGCTCTATCAATGTGGGTTTACATACAAAGGTAAACTCTATGATACTATGCTAGGTGAGTATATTATAAACAGAGGTGAGAAGAAATCTGTATCACTAAAAGAATCATGTAAACGTAGAGGTATTAGTTTAAAATCAGATATCCTAGCTACCTACATGAACGAAGGTTATGGTATACATCAGATACCTATGGCTAAATTAGAAGAGTATGGTAAGCAAGATGTTAAGATAACAAAAGAATTGTATGAAGTACAAACACAAGCCTTTGATAATCATGCCAATACTAATCTGATTCCTACAAGAGACTTGATGAATAATTTTCTACAGGTCCTAATAGATATGGAAATGAATGGTAATCATGTAGATTCTGATAAACTAAAGTTGGTTGAAAAAGAATTGAATGAAGAATACTATAAACTTAAAAACAAAATAGATAAGATTGTAGCACAAATGATGGGTGATACTAAGATAAACCTATCATCAACAGAGGATTTATCTAAGGTTATCTACTCTAGGAAGGTACAAGATAAAAAACAATGGGCAGAATTATTCAACATAGGTATAGATAAGAAAACTAAAAGACCTAAACGTAGGCCCCGTATGACAGACAGAGAGTTTCAACACAATGTAGATAAGTATACTGATACTGTATACAAAACAGTAGCTACACAATGTAAAACTTGTAATGGTTTAGGTTTAATTAGACACACTAAGGTAGACGGAACACCTTTTAAGAACATGTCAAAGTGTCCTGATTGTAAAGGTGAAGGCATGATATTCTTAGAAACAGAAGCCAAGGCAGGATTTGGTTGGTCCCCTAGAACAATCCATGACGCTTCTCAAGGTGGATTCAAGACAGATAAAGATACGCTCAATAAAATATCTGTGTTTGCAGAAGGTACATTAAAAGAATTTGTAGATAGTATTATGAGATACAGTGCAGTAGAAACTTATCTTAATACATTTATAACAGGTATCAAAGACAATACAAGAGAAGACGGAATCCTTCACCCCTCTTTTAATCAGCATATAACTACCACAGGAAGACTATCTAGTTCCAAACCTAACTTCCAAAATATGCCAAGGGGTGATAAGTTCCCTATCAAGAAAGCGATTACATCTAGATTCTACAATGGTAAAATTATTGAAGTAGACTTTGCACAATTAGAATTTAGAACTGCAGTATTCTTGGCTCAAGATAAACAAGGCATGATAGATATAGCAGACGGAGTTGATGTTCATCAATACACTGCAGATGTTATTGGATGTTCAAGACAAGACGCAAAGGCCCACACATTTAAACCTTTATATGGTGGAATGATGGGTAAGAAAAAAGAAAAAGAATACTATCAAAAGTTTTTAGAGAAGTACGAAGACATTGCAGAGTGGCATAAGAAGTTAGAAGATACTGCAATTAAATCAAAGATAGTAAGACTACCAAGTGGTAGAGAATACTACTTCCCTAATATCTATAGAAGAAAAGACGGCAGTAGTACACAATCTACCGCAGTCAAGAACTATCCTGTTCAAGGATTTGCCACCGCAGATATAGTTCCTATAGCCTGTATTAATGTATGGAATCTATTGAAAGAAAACAATATGAAGACATTATTAATCAATACTGTACATGATTCTGTGATACTAGACGTGCATCCAGATGAATATAATCAAGCCATAGAGGTCCTTAATAAAGGTTTTTCTAGCATAAAAGATTCACTAAAGAATAGATTTGATTGTGAATTAAATGTTCCATTAGATTTTGAAATAAAAAGCGGTGATAATTGGCTTGACTTATCCACAGAAATATGATACAATATAATAATATAAGGAGACAAATATGTCAAACGAACTAAGTAATTTAGATAATCTATCAAACGATAAGATAATGGCCATGGTCGGACAAGATGTCGATATGGGTGGTTCATCTTTAGCGAGGTTATCTATTAACTATGAAGCAGAAGATAGTGACGGCAATGCTATCAAACGAGGCTTGTATAAAGTAGAAGGCACAAGTCAAGGTACGATGTATGCAGAGAAAGTTTCTTTCAGACCTTTCTTAAATACATTTCAGTACAAAAAATATGATGAGGAAAACGAACAGAATAATTACAAGACTGTTATGTTTAGAAGTTGGTCGGATTCTAAGATAGATACCAATGGAACTGAATCATGTGGAAGTGTACCCAAAGCAGAACGAGAAAATCTAGACCCTGTTGCGAAGATAGAACAGGAAAAGATTACTTGCTATAGAAATGTCTTTGGTGTTGTATCAGCAAAAGGTAAATCTTCAAAAGGTGAAGAGATTATTTTAACAAGTGAACCTGTAGTATACAGAGTAAGAGGTGTAAACTTTATGCCAATCGGCAACATGTTACAAAGTTTATCCAAACGTAATAAGATTATGTATAATACTTTACTTGAATTTGATGGTACAGAAAAGCATACCAAAGGCAGTGTCACTTACTTTGTTGCCAAGATTAAAGATGGCAATAAGGATGTTAAGTTTTCTGATACAGATAAAGAAACATTAAAAGGTTTCCTAGAGTTTGTAGAATCAGAAAATAACTATGTTAAAGATGAGCATAGTAAAGCTAAGAAAAGTCATACTACTGCGTCAGATGTGTTAGATGACGAGATACTAAAAGAAGTAACCGCTTGACTTTCTTAGAAGAAGTAAAAGCATTATTGTCACAGGCCCAACACAAGCCTGTGGCAATACCTAAAGAGATACTGAAACAGTTTCTTAAAGATTGTAAACAAGCCGTAGAAAAACAGTTTACACAGAAGAGAGAATCAGAATTTAGAATTAGAATGTCTAGCATTGGCAAACCTTTATGTCAATTACAAATGGAAAAGAAATATTCCGGTGGCAATGCTATACAGTCTTATGAAAACTATAATAATAAGTTACGATTTTTATTTGGGGATTTATTAGAAGCAGTTGTGATTATGCTTTTAAGAACTACCAAAGCTAATATACAAGGTGTTCAAGGTAATGTCAAGTACAAAACCAAATGGTTTGACATGAAGGGAACATATGATATAATAATAGATGATAAAGTTTATGATATTAAAACTGCATCACCTTTTGCTTTTGATAAAAAGTTTGGGGAGAGTGGTGGTGGGTTTGAAAAGGTTGCCAAGGATGATGTCTTTGGATATTTAACACAGGGGTATTTATATTCCGAAGCAACAAAGAAACCTTTCGGTGGGTGGATTGTTATTAATAAATCCACAGGGGAACTGTTGTTAAGTGAACCTCCACAAGATGATTCTGAATACAGAAAAGAAGCCATACAGAAAGCTTTAGATAATACTAAAGCACTAATGGAAGATAAACCTTTTGAAAAATGTTTTGATTTAGAAGAAGAAATGTTTTACAAAAAACCTACAGGTAATAAAATATTAGGAACAATATGTTCTTACTGCCCTTTTAAACAAAAGTGTTGGGGTGAAGATATACAATACTTACCTCAACAACAATCAAAGGCATCCAATCCTAAGTTTGCTTGGTATGCAGAAATAAATAATCCAAAGGAGGTTATAGCATGAAGCATAACTCAAACTTTAAATATGATTTAGAATGGGGTAAACAAGGGGAAACTGTTGTTGCTGAAATACAACAAGGGGAAAAGACTGAGGTAAAGTCTGAAAAAGATAAGTGGATTAAGACAGGCAATCACTATTGTGAATACCAAAGTAGAGGTAAAGAGAGCGGAATTAAAAAGACACAAGCAGAATGGTGGACAATTAATTTCTACAGTGGAGATAGATTCTGTTTTAATATAACATTAAAGACAAAAGATTTGAGAAATATTATTAATAAGAATACCTTTAATAAAGTTCCCGGTGGGGATAATAATACTTCATGGGGATATTTAGTTCCTATTATAAAACTAATTGATTTTAATAATTATGGGAGTAAAGAATGAGAGTAGTTAAGGACCCATTTACAGGAGATTTACTATTGTCTTTAGATTCATTTGAATCAAAGCAAGTAAAGGATAAAGGATATGTAAAAATATCTACTACTAATAACTATTTTGGTTCTTTGAGAGTGTTGTATGAAGACTTATCTACAATACTAACAGAAGAATTAAGAACTATACAAACACTACAGGAGAAAAAGAGACATGAGAAACTACTTAATAAATAGTGAGGTAGTCCAAAGCATACTTAAATATATGTTCACTAGACCTTATGGTGAAGTGCATACAATTATTCAAGCCTTGGCTACATTACAGGAATCTAAAGATGAATCTGGACAAAAACAAGAAACAAAGAAAGTTTGATTACGTTGCTAACTTACTTAACTACTCTGTTAATCTCAATCGAGATAGCGACATACAACTAGACTACAACTTTATTCAACCACAACAATTTAAACTTATAATGGACAGGGAGTTTCCGGATTATCAATACACCAATAATCTCTGTTCATTAATTAATTATTCAAGACATGAAGTAGATGAACTAAATAAGAAGATGACTAGGTTTGTTAACGGATTGTATTAGTTATTTTTTTATACCTTCGTATAAAAATTCGTGATTACCTATAGTCATCTTTTTTTCTAAATTATAATACCAACTAGGCAACTTACCTTCTTTGTTTAAAACCACATCTGGATTTAAAAAATGAGTTGCACCATCTGTCACATCAGGTAGTTCACCTGAAATAGCTTTTTTTGCAATTACTCTAGCTTCTTTATAAACATCACTTTTAGTATCAACAAATTCTTCATTAAACATGTTGTTATTAGTATATGATTCAAAAGCATTTGGATATTGTATTACATTTGAAATACTTTTTTTATTGCCTTTTCCTTTACTTAAATAAGATAAAGGGCTAGACAATCTATTCATTACAACATTAGCAACTGCTATTCTTCCTTTCGTGTCTTCTATACCTGCCTCTGCTACTATTAATCTTGTAAGCAATTCTTCTTCTATTTTTTTTACAGGTTTCTCTTTTAATTTTATGTCAGGGCCTTCGTTTGAATCCTTATCATAAACTTTAGACATTAATTTAGATTGTCTCATTACTTCTTCACCAAACTTCCACCAAAGTATAGTCCCACTATGGATGACATAAGGTGAGTATCTAAAGGAGTAATTACTACACCTGCAAATGCTCTGTCCATTAGTATTTCTTTCTTCTCTATCAGAAACAAAAAACCCGGTTTAAATTCTGTCCATGTTAATATAACAGGTATATCTAAAAGCACAGGAACTATCTTAGGCCATGCAATAACAAAGAAGACAGCCGTTAAAGCTATGATTCTTCTTGTCCATTGAAAGCCTTTGTTCTCATATGTTCTTGCTTTATCTACAAAAGACATTTGAGTTTCTGCTCTTGCTAATAACATCTTTTGTTCTTCTTGTTTTGCTTTAATACTCTGGCCCCATATGGACATTACTCCACCTAGTAAGCTAGAGCCTAGCATTGTAATCATTTCTACTGGTAATCCACCTAACATTATTTATCCTCCTTAATCATAATCCTTATCAGGGATAGTTGCTTTGTCCCCTCTACCCATAAACTTTGTCATATCAAAATCAAATGTCATAGCATAAGGGTCTATTCCATCAAATCTTCCAACAAATTTATTTGTTAACTTATTTATTTTAGCTAATATTTTTCCTACTTGCCTATCATAATCAGCCATACTTATTTGATTTGTAGCTACTCTATTTTTTAATTGATTGAGTTTACTTTTTTGTACCCTCACTTGTCTTTCATACTCTAGTCTTTGACTTGCACCTAAAGTTCTAATACTTTTATTACTTACTTTGAATCCAAAAGAAGTTAATAAAGCTTCTAGTTCTGTTTGTGGTTCTCTAAATTTAGAAACATCACCTTTCAATGCTCTCTCTAATCTTTTTGTAGAATAAGAACCCGGAATAAAAGGGAAGTTTGGTATAAGCTTTTTACTAAAACTACCTAAACCTTTTGCTGTTTCTTCAAGAGCAGTTCCACCACCTCTACCGAATTCTTTTTGTTTCCTAAATATATCATAACCTATCATTGAGAATAATAAATCACCACCAATACCAAAAGAAGGTTGTAAAGGTTCTGGTAAAATAGGTACAACATTGTCACCTTCAAAGCTTAGTATATCACCACCCGGATAAAATCTACTAATGTTTAAATATTTAGATACCCCATCCTTTGATTTAATAGGTAATCTAATTACTTTTTTAGGCATTAAAGGCAAATCTAAAATATTACCTGCTTCATAATCTGGTAGTAATGCTCTTTCTACTTTAGCATCTTCACCACCATATAACTCTGACATTTTGTTTAATCCATATCC